GGTGGATGATAGATAACCTGATATTAAGGAAATATACAGATGGCAAATCCTAACATAGTAAACGTAACCAGTATTTACGGTGGTAATGCAGGCTGGAATTTAACTGCTACAACAACTACCACTTTACTGACTGTAGCCGCAGATGTAATTGTTAAAGTCAACGCGATTACATGTGCAAATGTTGACGGTACAAATGCCGCCACTCTTAATTTATATATTGATGGAGTAGGAACAACAGTTACAGGTGTAACAGGAACAGGTTTGGCCACATCAATTTATCTTGCAAAAACAGTAAATGTTCCCGCTGATGACATTTTGGTAGTAATTGATAAACCAATCTATATGATGGAGGGAGATATTCTAAAAGGTGGAGCATCTGCCGCAAGTGATCTGGATTTATTCATGTCGTATGAAGTCATTAATGACGCATAATAATAATAAGAGGAAACAATAAATGGCATTTTTGAAAAGTTCACAACTGTCACTTGGACCTAAAACTGTAGATGTTAAAGGTTTTACACAGGCTGCAACTCTTAAATTAGGCGACAGAGCGTACACCGAACATGAAGTCTTATTGGCTGATAATTATAGTATCGTGGGCGATGTAACTGTAAACGATGATTTAATTATATCTAAATTATCTGATGACGGAAATGATATAACTATTACTGGTGATACTACTACTCGGACCATTTCTGGTGCCGGTTCAATTCAGGGTGCAACTCTTGCCCAGACTCCTAATGCAACTGTAACTGGAATGTCTGGTACACTTGGGTCTGGAGTAACAATTGGAAGCGATGTTACTTTTCCTAAAGGTGCTGTCATACAAACACAAACAATTTTTGATCAAGAAGTTCGTACATGCACAACGCAAGCAAATGCATTTACAGATGTACCGGGATTTAATGTAAGTATAACACCACGAGCAACATCTAGTAAAATATTAGTATTTTTACATATTGGGTGTTATAACTTTTCTTCAACTAATTATGGATTAGGACATACCTTGCAATTAAGGAGAAAAATTGGTTCTGGTAATTTTGGTCCTATTGCAGTTGGTAATAAAAATACATTATGGAATGGAACAGCTCACTTAGGCCAGATTAATGCTTATCAGTATAGTGCTCCATCTGCAACATTTCTAGATTCCCCTGCAACTACTTCCAAATGTACTTATGGAATAGCGGTGGTAGATCATAATAATAACGCTCAAACTTTTTATTTGAATCAAACAGGGGCCAGTACCGGTGGTGCGGAAGCAAATCAACCTTATTCAGCTTCTTTTGCTTCATCTATTGTTGTACAGGAAATAGCAGGATAGAATAATGGCAAACTTAATTATAAAACCAAATTCAGCAACCGGAGATAAACTGATTATACAAGATCGGGCCGGTGCAGCAGTATTGACTACTGAAAATTCTGGTGCCACTTTAGCCAATGGACTAGCATTGGGCACACCCGCATCTTTAACCTTGACAAATTCAACTTTTCCTGCAGGAATGATAAGGCAAGTTAAACAAGGTTCTTGGGGTGGCTCAGCTAGTGGCTCAGCCTCTAGGAGCCTTCCAAGTACAGTTAGTTTTGCTACTGCAAAATTATCTACAAGTCATGTTTTAATTGATTACTATTTTGTTTATATTCCACGATCAAGTCATGCACAAGGGACTAATCATTTTGGTCAAGCATGGCTTACTGGTAGTAATTTTGGTTCAGGAGCAAGTGGTAAGTTGATACAGCATTGGATAGGTTATTACGAATCTACTTTTCACATGCGGCTTGGATTTTCTGGTCATGTGCTTGATACAAACCCCACATCAAACCCGGCCTATGGGTGTCACATGTGGGCACAAGGTGGGAATTTTGAAATAGATGCCGGCCAAAACCCAATTGGGTGCACTTTATATGAAATACTTGTATAGGAAAAACAATGGCACATGATTTAATGGAGTATTTAAGACACGAAAGAAATCTTAGATTACAGCAATGTGATTGGACACAATCTCCCGATTCTGCATTGTCTGATGAAAAGAAAGCAGAGTGGGCAACATATCGACAAGCATTACGAGATATGATGGCATCCGCGGCACCAGAAGAAGATTTAAATGAATTTAACTGTTTAAAAGTATCTTCTATAACATGGCCAACAAAACCAGAGTAATAATATGTTGAACTTTAAGGATAAATTATAAATGGCAGATTTAATTATAAAACCAGAAGCAACGAGTGGAAATAAGCTCATATTGAAAGATCAGGCAGGCGGGGCAGTACTCACAACTGCTGACTCTGGGGCAACTATTGCTAATTCTACTCTTAATAGTCCTACTTTAACGGGGACTGTTACTTCTGCTACTGTATTACCAAACGCGGATGCTACACAAGATTTAGGTTCAGCTGCAAAAAGATGGAATAACATTTATACTACAGATTTACACCTTGCCAACGAAAGAGGAAACTGGACAGTAATTGAGGAAGAAGATTACTTAACACTCAGAAACAATAAGACAGACAAAGTTTATAAACTAGTTATGGAGGAAATAGAATAATGCCAATAATTTCTATTCCAAATTCACCCAAGGCAACTGGAGGTGATATAAGATATATTCATTTGTCGAGTACAAACTATGTAATGCATGTATTTGAGACTTCAGGATTTTTTGTTGTACCTACAGCTATTACTGGTTGTACTGTTTTAGTTGTTGGAGGTGGCGGAAGTGGAGGTGCAGGATACGGAGATCAAGACACAGGAGAAGGTGGAGGTGGAGCCGGAGGTTTACTTTTCAGAGATAATTTTACAATAGCGGCCGGTACTTATGAATGTGGTGTAGGAAGAGGTGGTTATCATCCCTTGCAAAGAGGGACATATCAGGTTCGCGCCACGGGACAGGCGGGCTGGTGGACAGTATCAGGTGAAAATGGAACGGATTCTTGCCTCATTGAATTCTCATCTGCTAGTGCATCAATAGATGTTGTTGCCCGCGGAGGCGGTGGCGGCGGAGGTAGTGATATGCACGGTGGAGCGATGAAAGGAGGCTCCGGCGGCGGAGGCGGATCCAGAAATGCCACATCAGCTTGGAATAATGGCGCAGGTGTTACTCAACCTTCATTTACAAACTGGACTCATAAAGGAGAGCCTGGCGGTAATGCAGCTGGAGGTAATTGTAGTGGTGGCGGTGGCGGTGGTGCCGGTGGAGCAGGAGCTAATCAATCTGGTTCAGCAGGCTCTAGTACTGGAGGAAACGGTGGTGTAGGAGTTGATTATAGTTCTTATTTCGGTACACTTGTAGGAGATAGAGGATGGTTCGCCGGTGGTGGCGGAGGTGGAACGTATAGAACTTCTGATGTACCAGCATACGGCACTAACCAAGACTCTTATATTGGTTTAGGCGGAAAAGGTGGTGGAGGAAATGGAATTTATTCCGAAGAACATTCTCAGGGTAATACATGGAAACAGATGAAAATGGATGGAATGCCCGGAACCGGTGGAGGTGGCGGTGGCGCAGGAGAAGATGCATCTGTCCACACAGTTACAGCATATGATGAATCTTCAGGCACCGGAACTAAAGTTGGTAATGGTGGTAGTGGTGTAATCATTATAAGATATCCACAATAAAAAGGAAATATATGCCAATAGAAGATCAACAATGGGGTTACATACGTGATGATAGAAATTCTCGTTTAAGGAATGATGTAGATCCTAAAACAATGGAAGCATTCAATAACGGGACTGAATTAAGTCCTGAATGGAAAACATATAGACAAGCATTATTAGATTTACCAAGTCAAGATGTGGATGAGGTTGGTGATATTGTATGGCCAGAGAAACCGGAATAAGGCTTATTTAAAGGATAATAATACATGGCAGACTTAATTATAAAACCAGCAACAGGAGTAGGCAATAAACTGATACTCCAAGACAAAGATGGAGATGCAGTATTAACTACTGCTGATTCTGGAGCAACTATAAATGCTGTAAATTCAATAAAAGTTACTCCGGGTTCTACTCCAAGTGGACCAGGAGAAGGTGAATTTTATTATAATTCTACACAAAAACAAATTTATGTTTATGATGGTTCTAGATGGGTATTTTTAGTAAATGGATGGCCAACTTTTGGAGGTACAGAAAGTTTCTGGAGCTCCAGCGGAACTGATTATCATTTTCATTACTTCTTAGAAACAGGAACATTAAAAGTTGCTACTGCTATTACTGCAGATATATTTCTTGTCGGCGGTGGCGGCGGCGGAGGCGGCCATATCGGTGGCGGCGGTGGTGCCGGAGGTTTAGTTGATAGAACAGGTATATCTGTTCCAGTTGGTATGTATAGAGTAAATGTAGGAGCGGGTGGTTTAAGAGCAATAACTTCAGGAAATTCTTCAAATGTTGGTAGTGGCTTAACTGGTGGCGATTCATCTATATCTCAGGGTGCAAATCATACTATCCTTTGTCAAGTAGCAAACGGAGGCGGAGGCGGTGGTTCTGGATATGGTCCCGGAAGACAAGGAGGTTCTGGTGGAGGTTGTGGACATGGCACAGGAACGGGATCAACAGCAGGCGCAACTAAAACTCAAGGCGGAACAGGTGGATACGGAAATAATGGTGGTAGTGGAACACAAAACGGAAACCACGGCTCTGGAGGCGGTGGTGGAGCCGCAAGTGTAGGTGGAAATGGTAGCAATGGTACTAATGGTGCTGGAGGTGATGGAAAATTATATGATAAAGATCCTTATGGTTATTGGTATGCCGGAGGTGGCGGCGGAGGTGGCTATCAAGGAGGAGTTGGAGGAATGGGTGGTGCCGGTGGCGCCGGCGGCGGAGGCTGCGAACATAACCATGGTGGGGTATCTCATCGTGAACCTGCTAGAAATTCGGGACAACACGGCGTTGGAACAGATATGCAAGGTACAAACCTCGCTGGTGCAGGTGTTGGCTGTAAAGGTGGCAATGCGGGACAGAATACAGGTTCAGGTGGCGGAGGTGGTGGCCATGATACTGGATTTGGTGGAAATGGTGGTTCTGGTATAGTAATTATAAGATATACATTATAGTAGAAAGGAAAATCAATGCCAGCAATTATAAGACCAGAAGGTGCAGAATTTACTAAAGAACAAATTGCAGAAATGGATGCATACGAAGCGGATTATGCAGCAAGACAGTACCAAAGAGAAAGACATGACCTTTATCCGGGAATTAGAGAGCAATTAGACTTACTCTGGCACGCAATTGATAATGATACATTAGACAAAACCTCTGATTTTTATACTAAACTTAAAAAAGTAAAAGACGACAACCCCAAACCTGAATAAACTATTTTAATTTTTCTTTATATATAAATAGTATAGAACTAAAAATACTTAATATAAGGAGAAATGAGAAGTGGCTTTAACCCTCCAAAAACAAACTGTAAACATTGCACTAGATCAAGGTTGCACGTTTGAAAAAGTAATTACAGCACAAAATTCAGCAAGTCAGAATGTTACTATTTCTACTGGCACTTGCGCCGCTAAGATGCGTCAATCTTATTATTCATCAAATAATATTACTGCTTTAACTACAGCAGTTGCAGGTTCAAACTGTACTATTTCTTTGTCTGCAACTCAAACAGCAGCACTATCTCCAGGTAACTATGTTTACGATGTTGAATATACACAATCAGGTGGAACTATAGTAGAAAGAGTAGCAGAGGGTATTATAACTGTATATGGGGAGGCAACGAAATGACACAACCGACTACTAGAGCAACTTTTAAAGATTATTGTAAAAGGAAATTGGGATGGCCAGTAGTAGAATTAAATATAGATGATGATCAAGTAGAAGATTGTATTGATGATTCACTTCAGTTTTTTCAAGAATATCATTTTGATGCAACTGAAAACACGTATTTAAAACATCAAATAACAGGATCAACTCTTAAGTTAGCAGGTGCACCTTCAGGTACTTTTACTGATGGTGAGAAAATTACTGGTGGTACGAGTGGTGTACAAGCAACTGTACACGCATATCATAGTGCTAATACTACTTTAAGATACAAAGATCCAGAAGTTAAATTTGGTGGAGATGGTGATACTTATTATGCAAATACTACTACTACTTTTGCGACTAATGAAACTATTACAGGTGATTCAAGTGGAGCAACAGCAACAACTCACGCCTCAACCGCAACAACAATCGGTGATTTTGATAACAAATATATAGCAATTGCTGAAGCAATTATTGGTGTTCGTAGAATTATTCCTTTCTATGATAATTCTAGATCAACTTCTATGTTTTCTTCTAAGTATCAATTTGCATTAAATGAAATGCACAAACTAGGAACAGGTCTAGTAAATCATGAAATTTCTCAAGAACACTTAATGTTGATTAATGAAATGTTTACTGGTAATCCAATGTTTAGATTTAACAGACACATGGATAGATTGTATCTTGATATTTCATGGGGAGCAGACGCAAAAATAGATGATTGGATAGTTGTTGAATGTGATAAAATTATTGATCCAGATACATACGCTGATATCTGGAGTGATATGTTTCTTAAAAGATATAATACTGCACTAATGAAAAAACAATGGGGACAAAACCTTATTAAGTTTGAAGGGATGCAATTACCGGGTGGAGTCACGATGAATGGTAGACAAATGTATGATGATGCTCAAACAGAATTAACAGAAATTTCAGAACAGATGCAGTTAAGATATGAACTACCAGTAGATCATCTAGTAGGGTAATACATGGCAACAAACCATTATTTCAATCATCATGGGACTGATACTCCAGAACAAAGATTGATTGAAAATTTAACGATAGAATCTATAAAAACTTTTGGTATAGATGTCTATTATCTTCCAAGAACATTGAACGATGAAGATAAGTTAATGGGTGAAGATAATACTGCATCTTATAATAGTGCTTATACGATTGAGATGTATATTAAGACAGTAGAAGGATTTGAAGGCCAAGGTGATTTTATTTCAAAGTTTGGACTACAAATAAATGATCAAATCACTTTTACTGTTGCTAAACGTAGATTTAGAGAACTTGGAATGACTTCTGATGGTAGAGCAAATATACCACATGAAGGAGATTTGATTTTCTTTCCAACAACATCCGCACTCTTTCAAATATTGTTTGTAGAAGATGAAGCAATATTTTATCAAACTGGAAAATTACAGTCTTATGATATGTTATGTGAAATGTTCACTTATTCAGATCAATCATTTAATACTGGTATTGAAGAGATAGACAAAATTGAAAGAGAACAATCTTATTCTATTGAATTTACATTAAATACTGGAAGTGGAAATTATACTATTGGTGAACAAGTTTATCAAGGAACATCTCTTGCAGCTGCTAGTGTTAAAGGTGAAGTTGCCTCTTGGAACGCAACTGATAAAGTATTAAAACTTATAAACATGACAGGAAACTTTTCTGGTACTTCAAACATTATTGGTGATGATTCTGATGCATCTTATTCAATTACTTCTTTTGATGCCCAAACATCTGCGGCTAATACTGCAGCAACATCTTCAACTAATCAAGAAATAGAAGCAGCAGCCGATGCTATTATTGATTTTACTGAAGGTAATCCGTTCGGGAGTCTATAATGTTAGGAGTAACATATTATCACGAAACTATTAGAAAATATGTAGCAGTTTTTGGAACTCTTTTCAATGATATAAACATTCAAAGAAGAAACTCTGCCGGTGTTATAACTGAACAAATTAAAGTTCCTATTGAATATTCTGCGAAAGATAGACTGTTGTTACACATTAGAAAAATGTCAACAACAAATGCGGGTGTTCAAACTACATTACCAAGAATGGGTTTTGTTTTGAATGGTATTACTTATGATGGAACCCGAAAATTAAATACAATGGGTCAAGTGTATGCAGCAAACACAGCGGCATCTACAAGTACACTTCTAAAACAATATAATCCTGTACCTTATAATTTTGATTTTGAACTTACTGCCGCAGTAGATAATGCAGAAGATGGCGCACAAATCTTTGAACAAATCGTACCTTTCTTTACTCCGGAATTTACAGTTAGTGTGACTTTGATTCCTTCTATGAATATTAAACCAGATGTTTCTATAATATTGAATTCAACGACTACAGAAGATTCATACGAAGGTGACTTTACCACAAGACGGGAGATTGTATGGACATTTGGATTTCAACTAAAAGGTTATATCTATCCCGATGTCAAATCTGGTTCTGTTACGAAATCTGTGATAGTGAATCTCCGAATGCCCGCCGAAGAGGCTGATGTTCCAGAATATATTATACTAGAAGATAGTACAGATTTTTCAAAAAATTATTTATTATTAGACGCAGATGCAGGTTCTCCTACTGCAACAGGTATAATGAAGTTTATAACTGAAGAAAGTTCGACAAGTACAGGAGCGGCAGGAATTAAATCTAGATTAACAGTTACACCAGGTCCCGGTGATGTAACTGCAAATGATGATTTTGGTTATACAGAAACTTTTGAACATTTTGAAGATAATATTGATACCAATTTAACTACCGGCTTAGATGTAACTCTCTAACATGTGGTTTCGGGGTTT